CTGCTGCGTGAGCTTGCCGAAGGCGACGTGCTAGGTGACGACTTTAACGTGGATGAGGAGCTTGAAGCTACGGCCAATGCGGGGCTTGATCTACAACCTGCTGGACTGGGTAACCGACCGCTTAGTGGACCTGATGATCTGGATGGAACCGAGGAAATCCAGGAGACAGGAACTTGATTATCACGTCAGCGCCTTGCCGGAAGAGGTCTTAGCCATCGTGCGGATCAGTTGGTACAAGCAAGGCAAGCCAGATGAAATTGACGAGACAATCTTGTATGAAGACGGCCAAAACGGTTACGACGCATTTGCTGCATTGATCACCACTGCATTGAACCGCGGCGCTAATGTCAGCATCCGCAGCGGCTACCAACCGGAAGATCTTGGCATTGAACGATGAGCACACCAGAAGCGCTCTACCGCAATGCAATCGACCTGAACCGCTACAGCAATAGCGTTGCGCGGCGCGTGATCAATGCCTACAACGACATCATCATTGATGCCGTCAACCAGCTGCGCACCATTGATGAGCTGTCGGCACCGGTCAAGGCAGCACGGCTGCGGGCGATCCTTGCGCAGTTGAAGGACAGCCTGGCAACGTGGGCGGGCGATGCAACGGAGCTGACTGCATTGGAGCTGCAAGGCATTGCGCAGCTGCAGTCTGAGTTTGTGACCGATCAACTGCGGCGTGCATTGCCGGCAGGTGCACGCGATGCAGTTCGCACCGTGGAGATCAGCCCGCAGTTTGCGCAGTCAGTGGTCACCACTGATCCAACGCAGATCAACGTGGTAGCGCTGTCGGATGACCTGTACAAGTCCGTGTATGGCGTCGATGCACTAGCGCAACAGTCTGGATCTGGAGTTTTCAATCTCACCGCAGCGCAAGGCGCCACGATCACGTTGCCCAATGGCGAAGTGGTTACCAAAGCATTTCGCGGCATTGCCGTTGATCAGGCTGAGCGGTTTTCTCAAGTCGTGCGGCAAGGCTTGCTAACTGGTGAGCCGACCCCAGCCATTGCCAAGCGGCTGATCGGAAACCTTGAATTTGGCGAAGAAGCCAAGACCGTGAAGCAGCTAGTTGCAGCAGGCGGCCAGGCAACAGCAGTTGCCGATAATCAGATCGTTAGCCTTGTGCGCACCAGTATTAATCAAGTAGCCAATGCAGCTAGCCAGCAGGTGTATGAAGCCAATCAAGACATCACTAAAAAGTATCGCTATGTGGCAACACTGGATACCCGCACCAGTAGCATTTGCCGTGCATTGGATGGCCGCGAGTTTGAATACGGCAAAGGGCCAACGCCACCGCAGCACTTCAACTGCTTACCTGGGGACACGCTCGTAGCGCCCCGTGGCAGGATTGCGGCGGTTTACCGTCGGCGTTATGAGGGCTTTCTCTACGTCATCAAGACCGCCGATGGTCACGTAGTCAGAGTCACCCCAAATCATCCGATATTGACAAACGCCGGCTGGCAGCCTGCTCAAAGCATCAAGGTGGGTGATCAAGTTTTCAGCTGCTCGATCATTCCAAACAAACTCATTGAGAATTGCCAAGAAGGCGATGCTGTAGCCACTGCCGAGGATGTATTTGGTGCGTTCAGGGAATCTGTCACGGTGTTTTCCGTGGAGGTGCCAACCACCGCCCCAGACTTCCACGGCGACGCTTGGAGTGGTAGTCCAAGGGTCAATCTTGCAAAGCAGGTCGCAGTTGTACTTGCCGATCGGGAACTGTTGCTCGCAGTCAATCCCAGCCTGTTGAAGACTTTGCATAACCGCAGTTTCGAGTGGGCCAACCTTGCGGCAGCGGCTAGCAGCCATCTTGAGTTGAGCAGCCTCGTTGTTGGGGCGACCGCGCTTAGCGGCGTGAGCAGCGGCGGCCAATGCCTTGCGCTCAGCGGGCGTAGCACGACCCATTCGAGCGAACTGCTGCTCGCTTCGGTTTCTGAGCTTGCGCCCGGACTCCATGATGATCCGCTCTATGGGACGTGGCGAGACGTTGAATTGCTCGGCGATGCCGCGAATACCGATGCCATCGTCGTAAGCGGCAATGATCAGGTCGATGTCACTTGGGTTGGGCGGGAACCATTTAGTGGGCATGTCTACAACTTTGAAACAGAAAGCGGCACCTACTGGGCCGATGGCATCCTAACTCATAACTGCCGCAGCACCACAGTGCCAGTGATCGACTACAAAGAGTTGGACTTCATACCACCACCGCCCGCTAAACGCGCGTCAGCAAACGGGCAGGTGCCAGCGGATCAGACTTACGGGCAATGGCTGGCAAAGCAAGACCTCGAAACCAAGGCCAAGGCATTGGGCGCTAACAAAGTGCCGTATTTCAACCGGCTTGCTGATAAGTATGGCCCGACTGACGCCATCGCCAAGTTAGTTCGTGATGACGGCTCAGAGCTAACCTTAGATCAGCTTCGCGCACGATATGGACCTGCCTAGCCTCCGTCATTTTCAGAATGCTGGCATCTACTACATCTCAAGTGATCCCGTAGAAGCACTGCATGGCGAGGCATGGGTGCCAGCTATCTACACCGACAAGGGTTGGGCAACAGCTGACGGCTCTACACTGTTAACAGGTATTGAGGAATGGCGGGATGCCACTGAAGCGGGGCAAGTCGCAGGCTGCAGTATCAGCCAACATCAAAACAGAGATGAAAAAAGGCAAGCCGCAAAAACAAGCGGTAGCAATCGCGCTCGCAAAAGCCGGCAAGTCACGCAAGGGTAAGAAGTAATGGCTAAGAAACCCGGCCTTTACGCCAACATCGCCGCCAAGCGCAAGCGCATTGCGGCCGGCAGCAAGGAGCGCATGGCACGCAAGGGTGAAGCCGGCAGGCCATCTGCTGCTGCGTTCAAGGCGGCCGCTAAGACTGCAAAGAAGAAATGATAACCTTAGGACGTAATTAAGCCTGCGGCTTATCCATGTCTGATGAACAACAAACCCAGGAGCCTGCGGCTACTACTGGGAATGCTGATGTACTGCAGCGCAGTATTGAAGCGCTAGAACGCAAGAATCAAGAGCTGATTGCAGAGCTGCGTGCAGCAAAGAAATCAAAAGCACCTGATGGGGTCAATGTCGATGAACTGCTGGAGTTCAAGCGCAACTACGAGCAGCAGCAGCTTGAATCCCAAGGCAAGTATCAAGAAGCCCGGCAGGCTTTGGAGCAGCAGTTCCGTGAGGCGACGGCGGAGAAGGACCAGCGCATCACAGAACTTGAGTCCCGCGTTCGTGAGTTAGAGCTGGTCACACCAGCAGTCACAGCATTGGCTGAGATCGTGCACGATCCTGATCTTGTGCTTAAGACCAAGCTGTCGCCTGATGCAATCCAGCGCGAGGCGGATGGCACCGTGGTCGTCGTCGATGGCTACCAGCGCACGCCCGTCAGCGAATGGGCCAAGACGCTGCCCGCATGGATGCAGAAGCAACCCAAGCCGCAAGGCAGTGGCGCACCAACCGGCGGCAGTAATGGCGCCATCCCTGCCGGCATGGCTAATCCATTCAGCCGCGAAGGATTCAACCTCACTGAGCAGTCACGGCTATTCCGTACAGACCGCGACCTATACGACCGGATGAAAGCAGCAGCCAACCGTTAGTATTTGAGTGTCTGCTCGTGATGGCTGCGCCACATAGAGCCTAGGGCTGCGCCCACATCCGTAAACCCTTTTTGAGGATTAGTCATGGCGACCCTTCGCTCTGACATCATCATCCCCGAGGTATTTACGCCTTACGTCATTGAGCAAACCACTCAGCGTGATGCCTTCCTGGCTTCCGGTGTGGTGCAGCCTCTGGCGGAGCTAAATGCCACCGAGGGCGGTGATTTCATCAACGTTCCCTTCTGGAAAGCCAACCTTTCCGGTGATTTCGAGGTGCTGACCGACAGCAGCAGCCTCACCCCCGGCAAGATCCAAGCTGACAAGCAAGTCGGCGTGATCCTGCACCGTGGCCGCGCCTTTGAGGCTCGTGACCTGGCTGCTCTGGCTGCTGGTTCTGACCCCATGGCTGCCATCGGCGCCAAGATCGCTGATTACATCGCTAACCAGCGCCAGAAGGATCTGCTGTCCTGCCTCGCCGGCGTGTTCGGCACCCTGGGCACCACCTCTAGCTCGGCTGCTTTCTTCCCCCTGGCCATCGACGGCGAATCGGGCGATACCCCGACTGTGCTGTCCCCGCGTCACGTGGCAGAAGCCAAATCGCTGCTGGGTGACCAAGGCGACAAGCTGACCGCTATCGCTATGCACTCCAAGGTCTACTACGACCTGGTTGAGCGCAAGGCTATCGACTACGTGTCCTCGAATGAGGCACGTGGCAGCAGCACTACTCAGTCCGGCGGTTCCCTCGTTGCTGCTTATGGCGGCAGCGTAGATGTACCAACGTATTGCGGCTTGCGAGTCATCGTCAGTGACGACGTGCAAACCGAAGGCAGCGGCTCCACCACAGAGTACGCCACCTATTTCTTCACCCAAGGCGCTATTGCCAGCGGTGAGCAGATGGCAATGCAGACCGAAACCGACCGTGACATCCTCGCCAAGAGCGATGCCATGTCGATCGACCTGCACTACGTCTACCACCCGGTTGGCGCTAAGTGGGGCGTGACCACCGCTAACCCCACTCGCGCCCAACTGGCGACCGTGGGCAACTGGTCGAAGGTGTACGAAACCAAGAACCTTGGTATCGTCCGCGCGACCAACACCTCTAACTTCGATTGAGGTAACTGACCATGGCATCCATCTTTGAACTTGGCGACATCCCCGGCGGTCTTCTGCCTGGGCAAATGGGCCTGGCAGCTCCTACTGCCACTGCAACCCTGAGTGCAGCCAACAGCTACAACACCATCATCCGTGGTGTGCCCGCTGCTGCTGCTACCTACACCACTGCTACCGCTGCTGAGATTGTCGCTGCCATTGGCGGTGACTGCGCTGTGGGCACCACCTTCATGGTGGTTGTGCTCAACGCGTCGGCTGGCGCCAACACCATCACCATTGCTGGTGGTACTGACGTGACCGTGAGCGGCGTAGCAACTGTTGCCCAGAATGCTTCCAAGGTATTTCTTGGCCGCGTGACTGCTGTTACCAGCGGATCTGAAGCGATCACCCTTTACGGCCTTGGCAGCACTGCTGCTGCTGTTGCCTGAT